TGGCGAGCCTGAGTACGTCATTCCAGCATCCAAAATGCGCGAAAGCATGTCGCGTTATTCACGAGGATCGCGCGGTGGTGGTGTTATCCCTGACAACCGTGGCGGTTCTGCAAGCGAAGATGGCGGCGCTGCAGTTGCCGCACCAATCGATGTTCGCTACACCGTGGAACGTATCAACAGCGTTGATTATGTAACTGCTGATCAGTTCCAGTCTGGCATGAAGCAAGCTGCTGACCAAGGCGCTAAACAAGGCGAGCAACGCGCATTGCTTACGCTCAGACAAAACACATCACAACGTCGGAGGATTGGTATCTAATGGCAGATCAAACATTTGCCGTAACAGTTGTCGCTAGCGGTGGAGGCAATCGCTATCGCTTCGATGGCGGATCACAGGATGCTCAAACACTTCAACTAACAGAAGGCAAGACTTACCGATTCACGCAGGAAGACTCAAGTAACTCAGGCCATCCGCTTCGATTTAGCACTACACCAGACGGCACTCACAACAGTGGTACGGAGTACACAACAGGTGTAACAACTGCTGGAACGCCTGGAAGCTCAGGTGCTTACACAGAAATTACCGTTGCTTATAAAGCGCCGCTTCTGTTTTATTACTGCAGTGTCCACTCTGGCATGGGTGGCGCGGCTAAGACGATTGGTGTTGGAGAGGAGAACCTCGGTCTTGCCTTTGGTCACTATTTAACTCTTGAATCACCTGATAAAGGCACAAACTACCGTTTTCAAAATTACTGGGTTGGTGAAGACGCGACTCTTTCAAGCGACAGCTACGGCTTTATGCCGTTTGCTTTTAGTGGCATCACGATTACAAAGGGCGGCGACAACCAGCCCGCAACGATTGCTTTTCCAAACAACGAGCTAAGTCGTCCGTTTGCAACGGTGGCAGTAGAAGACGAATATCTAGCCACGATTACAACGGTTCTGATCGACCCAGACGACAAAAATGGGTTTACAACGTTGAACGAGTATGTCGGCCAAATCGTGACTGCCCGTTGGGACAGCATTTCATTGGAAATGTCGTTGGCCTCGGTGTTTGATGCTGTTGGAGCGGACGTACCACGCAAGCGAATAACGCAGCAGCTTGTTGGGCATCTTCCTTTGACCAGCAGGGTGCGAGTTGCGTGATTGATCTGATCGGCAGACCGTATCGCCTAGGTGCTGATGGCACTGACCCTGACGGAGCAATTGACTGCATTCATCTTGTCTATACAGTGCTGCAGCGCATGGAAATACCAACGCCTGTGTTTCAGGCTGACTGGTATAACCAGAGTGTTAGGCAGTACGGGCGAGATTTATTGAAGTGGGGAATCCGTGTTGACGAACCACAGTACGATGGGGACGTGTTGCTGCTAGATCAGGGCGATCCTGTTTTTGCAGTTGTTTGGAGCAAAGGATGTCTCTACATCAACAGGCATTTGAAGGCGGTCGCATGGTGCCCTATCGGCACAGTGTCAGGCAGGTACTGCTTCCGTTTGAAAAGCGCCTAATCTCAGAGCTGGGGTGTAGCGAAGAAGAGTATCGCGAGTTTGTTCAGCAGGTTCAGTTTAAGTACAAAGAAAGAGGCAAGGAATATGTGCATATTCCTAACGTACAAAACGGTGGTGTTGGGGAATCGATTTTAATTAGTCTTGTCATAAGTGCAATTTTTACGGCTGCAGCATATTTGCTTACGCCAAAGCCAAAGATGCCCGACTCAAAGGGCGGCGGTCGTCGTCAGCTTGGTGGGGTTAGCGGTAAAGAGCTTTACAACTCTAGTTTTGGTTTTGATTCAACTCAAGAACTTACAAAGTACGGCAATACTGTGCCGATTGCATTTACACGCAGAGAGGAAACGGATGCGTTTTCTGGCACGGGCGGATTGTTAATTTCACCACAACTGGTGTGGTCCCGTATGCGCAGTTTTGGTGGATTCCAAATTGCTGAGATGGTAATGATTGCTGGTCAGGGTGAGATGGATCGTCCTGAGCTGCCCGGAATCTTTTTAGGCAATAACGCTTTAGACGGAATTTATGATGAGTATTTTGATTTTTACTTTACTAACGGTTCCACAGCTAAAAGCCGTTTGCATAGGTTCCAGCGACGTTTTGGCAATTTGAGGTTAGATGATGATTTAGCAGGGAGCGATGAGGTTTTCTATGCACCTGCTATTGCAGCATCTAGGCAACCTGCATTTTGTGGTGCATTCTCCCCGTCATCTCAAACTCGTTTCGGCGTTTATAGCGGGATTCCTAACGGCACACCATATCGCCCTGACTGGGAAATTATTTCAGTTACGCCTGACACGCTTAAAAGCAAACAAGTCCGGTTTCAAAAACACAAGCAAAAGCGGTTTGTAGATGAATATTTAATGGATGAGCACACTTATGGTGGCGGCTCACAAGACAATAACGACAAGGCAGAACGTGCCGGTATGCCCGGAACGGGAACCAATTTTGCGCGACGTATTGGAATTGTCAGGCACATCAGTGGTTCAACTGGCGTTTCAACAGTCGCTGGAAAAACCATTGCTGATACCAGCAATGAAGGGCATCAGCGTGTGAAAAATTTTACCAAAGAAGTTGATTGCGAAGTTGGCGATACAATCATTGTTAGATTGGGTAAAAATCAACAGTCTTCTAATCCTTTTAGATTTAGAGGTGGAGACTCCATTGATTTGACAGACATTAGGACAACAGTTCAGTCTGAAAATGCAAGATATGACCAGTTACTTTCTCTGGGCTCTACTTTTATGATTGGTCGAACTACGTGGGAAGTAATTGACCGCCCGACTTTTCGGTACGATTCAGAGACTCATTTTAAAGATGGTTTTCAAATACGACTCAGGTGCATTGAGACTTGGAGCGCATTGCGTCGTCAGATTGGAATTGTGAATGCAGACATGTTTGAGGCCCCAGATCATGTATTGTTTGCGGCAGGTAACGAAGAAGTCCACGAAGCTTTTTACCCACTTCTCCGGTATGAGCTTGGCACGGTTCAAAACACTCGCGCTTGTGACGTTACGGAAATCGGCATTAAGTCCCAAGTTTGGGCAAAATTTAACGGGATCACTAACTTCAACACTTTAATTACTCCTGATCAGTTAGAGACGGGTAACAAGGACAATCTCCAATACACCGCAGGCAAGATTACTGCTTATGCAAAACGAGCTTCGTTCTTTTTGATCGATGTGCGCCCCAGCAATTACGATGAAAACGCAACGGCTAACAAGGGTTGGACGGCTGTTGGGTCATTTGGGGTGGTAGGCAATTCTCCGTCAGACATATATTCATCTATTCAGATTCAGCATCCTAAGCGTGACCAGTTTGAGTTTCGAATGCGCCCGTTTAATTCAGCGGTTTATGTTGAGGGAACAAATGGGCAGCAGGATGTTTTTATTGTTGACGGCGGCACCGAAAATGTGCAAACAGAGACAATACAGACCATTTATGGAACATTTAGATGGACAGCTCGTGGTGTTTTTCAGAAGCCAATAGATTTATATACGCACAGCGAAATGGCTGCGCCCAACGATCCAGACGCTAAGTTTGCAGAGACAATCCATTACCGCAACTCAACGCCGCAGAAGGATACAAGTCGCCTAGAGCTTGAGCTAATTAGTATTACCGCTCTTGCTACTGCTGGCTCGTATGAACAAGGAGAGCCCATTCGATTCATCACCCTAAGCAATATCTTCTCGCAAGACACAGCCAATGACCCTTACATCCAGGACATGGCTGTAGGAACAACTCGAATTATCGAAAACTTTAATTTTGCAGCTGATGCTGGCAAAGAAGTTTTTATGCGTATTTACCTGCGTGTTATAGAGCGCGAGATGGGTCATACAGCGAGGAACAAATGGTGGGACGTTGAGCGTTACGAGCTTGTTAATTTCACCGCACCAAGATCTGAAGGCGAAGAATTTGTCAAAAACCGTTTAAGCGGAGAAGGGGTGCGGTTTGGATTTCGCTTTCGCTTTAAGCACCCAACAACCTCGATTGCTGCAGACAAATCTTCAAATAGATTGTTCCAAAAATTTAGCGGCGTAGCCGAGGTATCGCACTATGGCGATTTAATTACACGGAGTTGCGATAACGGCCCTGAGCATGAAGTTATTTACGTCAATGAGTCGCTAACAGAAGATCAAGTTCCCCCATATAGCAACTGCGCCGTTGCCGGACTCAAGCTGAAGTCAAGCGATAACTTCCAACAACTAGATCAGCTCCGTCTGTATATGCAGAACGGTGTTGAGGTGGAGCGGTTGATTGATGGTGACACTGCTTCGAGCAATTTGCTGACTGACTTGCTGTGGTTCTTGTCAACAAACAAAACGACGGGCGCTGGCAACCTGTTGAATGAGTCATTGATTGACAAGGCGCTGCTCACCCAGACTGGTCGTTACCTGCGGGCAAACAAACTGTTCTGGGATGATGTCATTACTGAGCCGATTAACCTTCGCACTTGGCTTTCAACCCAAGCGCCGAGTGTCTTGTCCTTTGTGACGCTGAAAAATGGCAAATTGGCGCTTGAGCCAGCACTTCCATTTTTTGACAGCACACATGAAATCGACGACCAAACACCGGTCAAGATTTCAGCGATGTTCACTGAGGGAAACATCATTGAAGACAGCCTTGAGATCAACTGGCTAGAGCTTGAAGAAAGAAAGATGTTCCAAGCGGCGGTTATTTACCGCAAGTCACGAGTCAATGAGTTTCCTGAGCAACACACCCTTATTGCACGTTATGCGGCTGATGGAACGGATCTTCCGTTAGAAGAGTTTGACCTGCCTCACGTCACGAGCGACGAGCACGCACGAAAGGTTGCTCGCTATTTCTTGGCGCTAAGAAAGTATCAAACACACACGATTAGCTTCAAGACGTTGCCTTGGGGCCTGGACCTTGAGGCTGGCAAGTTTATTCGTGTCGCTAGCGAGCTAAGCCCATATCGTCCTGATAACAACGGGATCATTACATCTGACGGCGAAGTTATTTCTGTGACTGCTTTGGCTGACGGAAACTACAACGTTTATTTCTGGGAACGCCAAAACACTGAGGTCCAAGAGGCTGTGTTGAACATTAAAAACGGTCGGGCCACTGACTTGTATAACTCAGTGTTTAGTTTGAAAGAGAGCGCAGCAAGCAGCGAAGAGGTTTACCAGATCGAAGCTCTTGACATTGACCAAGACGGCATCGTGACGATTAAAGCCAGTAACTATGCAATAGATGCGGAAGGGCGCAGTAAGCTAGCGATTGACGTGCTGGACACTGCTGGCGCTATCGACATCGAAGGAGTTGACGACTAATGGCCTTCCCCGAATTGACTCCTAGCGCCCGCTCGTTTGATTCGGGTGATTATCCAATCAAGACCTACAAGTCGCAAAACGGCAAAGAAGTCAGGATTCTCTACGGCAGCAAGCGTACCAACATGAAGCTGCAGCTGACGTACTCAAACCTCACTGATGCGAATGCTGAGCTTTTTCTTGATCACTATGATGAGATGAAGGGCACGTTTACAGTTTTCGAGCTAAGTGCTGGAGCGAGCAGTGGCTGGCAAGGCAACAGCGATGCGATTGATGCCGAAAGTCACGGCAACGACTATCGCTACGAAGGTCCACCGCAGCTAACGCAGGTGCGCCCTGGGATTAGCACTGTTACAGTGAGTCTCATTGGCGTGATCTGATGGCAAAGGTCTATACCGGCAGAGATGGCGTCCTACAAGTCGCTGGTACGACCGTTGCCAAAGTGTCGAGTTTTTCGGTGCAGGCAAATCTTGAGACGTTAGAAACCACAACGCTTAGTGAGAATATTCGCAGTTACGTTCCAGGTGTTGTTGGCTATACGGGCAGCTGCAGCTTGCTTTATTACAAAGAAGACAGCGGCACAATCAACACCACAAGCCTGTTGAGCGCACTGGTTAAGACTGGTTCGGCTGGTGTTACTAGCAGCGACACCGTCGACTTGACATTCCGTTGGGTTGATGGGACTGATACCAACGACATCAAAATCAACGCTTACGTTTCAAGCGCCACGATGGGTGCTGCGACTGCTGATCTGGTGCGTGCTGAGATCTCGTTTATTGGTACGGGAGAGCTGCTAGCCGCCACGATCTCATGAGTGTTTACCTTGGCACGTTTGGCAAAGTTGAACTGCAACGTCAGTTTGACGGCAGTGAACTTAGCTCGACAATTAATACTGGTGATGTCAACGCTACGGCAAAACGTTTTAGCTTTGACTTTGAACACGGGCAGTTAATTACTGGTGACCAGATTGAAATTAAAAGCACTGACAGTAGTGCTCTTGATTTTATTGATAGCTATACAGATTCAAGCGTAAAAAAGTTTATTTATGTTGACGACCTTGGTGGCATCAGGCTTTACAACACTTTTGCCCATGCTGTAAATGGTGGACCAACGAACGCAGTAGCTCT